GAGACAAAATGAAGTTACCAATAACAATTGAATACAATAACGGCGACCAAATCACCTACACGGCTGCACCGCCTGAATGGGTGAAGTGGGAAAAGCACACGGGTCACACCATTGCCCAGGCGCAGGAAAAAATCGGGATTTCCGATTTGGTATTCCTTGCCTATCACGCCATGAAGCGCGAAGCCGCTGGGAAACCAGTCAAGCCAATCGAAGCATGGACGGAAACCATTTCCGAAGTGATCGTCGGTGAAGCAAACCCAAAAGCCACCCCGTCGGAAGCCTAAGTCGAATCGTTTGGGAGATAGCCCTGGCAACGGGGCTATCACCAAATGAATTTGAAAGTGCCGAGGACATTCTGACAATTATTGAAATCTTGGAAAGGCGGGCAAATGGCAACTGACGCGATCAGTTATGACAAAGCGGAATTGCGCGCCATAACCCGTTCATTCAAAGCAATGGACGAAGAAGCAACCAACCAGGCAAAAGCGATCAGCAGCGAATTGGCTGACTATGTTCGTTCAAGCGTCATTGACGCAGCGGCGACCAGCAACACCAATCAGACTGCGAAAGTGCGAATTGCCACGGGTGCGAAGGTTTCCAAATCTTCCAAAATTGGTGAGATCAGTTACGGATTCGCAGCGCAAAAGTTTTCAGGCGGCGGCACAACGCAACAGTTGTGGGCGGGTAACGAATTCGGTTCAAACACTAAGAAGCAATTTCCAGTGTGGTCAGGTCGTGAAGGTCGCGGTTCACGCGGCTGGTTTATCTATCCAACATTGCGCAGAATTCAGCCTGAAATTGTCAAGCGTTGGGAAAACGCATTCGTCAAGGTAGTGAAGGAGTTTGACTAATGGCTGGCAGTCGCACCCTTAAACTTTCGATTCTTGGTGATGTTGACAATTTGAACAAATCGCTGAAAACCGCGTCAGCTGACGTTGAAACCTTCGGCGACAAAATGGGCAAGGTTGGCAAAATGGTCGGCGCGGCGTTTGCTGCTGCCGCTGCTGCCGCTGGTGCTTACGCAATCAAAATCGGCGTTGAAGGCGTCAAAGCCGCCATTGAAGATGAGAAGGCACAGACACAGTTGGCATTGGCGTTGGAGAACGCTACGGGCGCGACAACGGCACAAATTGCAGCAACTGAACAATCGATTCTTCAAATGTCATTGGCAACTGGTGTGGCTGACGATCAACTGCGACCAGCATTGGGTCGCCTGGTTAGATCGACGGGCGACATAACAAAAGCACAAGATTTACTTTCAACCGCGTTGGACGTATCAACCGCAACAGGCAAACCGCTTGAAACAGTGGCAAACGCATTGGGCAAGGCGTACGACGGAAACACCGCAGCCCTGGGCAAATTGGGCATTGGACTTTCAGCTGCTGAATTGAAAACAATGGATTTCACGGCGGTTCAGGGTCGCCTTTCAGATTTATTTGGTGGGGCTGCTGCGCGTAATGCTGATACCTACGCGGGACGAATCGCACGCATGCAGGTTGCATTTGACGAAGCAAAAGAAACAATCGGTTTTGCGTTGTTGCCTATTCTTGAAAAGGTTATCAATTTCATCAATCAAAACGCATTGCCAGCGATCAACGCATTTTCAAACGCGTTCAGTTTAGGCGGCGGTGGTTTGGGTGGTGTGATCACGACGTTGGGCAACATCATCACGACAACGTTCACACCAATCATCAATGGCTTGATCAAGGCGTTTAGTTATGTCAAAGACGCAATTGGTGACAACCTTGACACTTTCAAAGAATTTGGCGGTTACGTTGCAACTTATCTTGCACCGGTGATCGGCACGGTTTTGGGCGGGGCGTTACAGGTTGCAGGCAAAATTGCAGGCGGCGTCATTGACGTCATTGCAGGCGTGGTCAAGATTTTGAATGGTTTGATTTCAGGGGCGGTTGCTGGAATCAACGCCTTGATTTCTGCCTATAACGCAATTCCATTTTTGCCAAACGTTTCAAAAATTTCAACACCGACGGTCAGCGTCCCGTCGATCAAAACACCAACCGTCACAACTTCAGTACCGTCAATCCCTAGCATTTCCGCACCTTCAGGGGGTGGGTCAACGACCACGTCAAGCGGTGGCGGTGTTTCAACTGCTGCGAAGGTTGCTGCGACCGCTGCCGCTGCGACGAACGTTGTTGCAGGTTCATTCAATGCTGGTTCATTCCGTCAGGCTGAAGCGGCTTCAATGGGCACAACGATCAACCTGACCGTAACTGGTGCATTCGACAAGGAAGGCACTGCCCGCACAATTGTTGACACTTTAAATAATTCCTACTATCGCGGCACAGGCGGCGCAACCAACCTGCAAATAGCATGACGCAATGGAATCCAATTTGGAAGGTTGAAATTGACGGCGTTGAATACACGTCGGCGGTTTTGGCAAACCTAACCATTCAAAGCGGTCGAACAAACATTTATGAACAGGCGCAGGCTGGTTATACGAACATTCAGCTGATCGACGTCAATCAGGTATCAATCCCCGTCGCGATCAATTCAACAATTTCAATTCAGGTCAAAGATACGTCAAATACATTTGTCCCAATCTTCGGCGGCAACGTCGTGGACATTGGACTGGAAGTACGTGACGTCGGTTCGACAATGTTCACGCAGACTTATTCGATCACGGCATTAGGTGCATTGGCACGTTTGCCAAAAGCCTTGACCAATGGTGTTTTGTCAAAAGCGTTTGACGGCACGCAGATTTACACCATACTTTCAGACCTTTTGCTTCAAACTTGGGCTGAAGTGCCAGGGGCATTGACTTGGGCAACCTATACGGCAGGTACGACATGGGCACAGGCTGGAAACACTGGTTTGGGCGAAATCGACCGTCCAGGCGATTACGAATTGGCAGCACGTTCAAGCGATCGAACCGACGTTTATTCATTGGTTTCAGCATTGGCAACGTCGGGGCTTGGTTACATTTACGAGGACGCGCAAGGTCGCATTTCTTATGCTGACGCCACACACCGCAGCCAATACCTTCAGGCAAATGGTTATGTCCAAATAACTGCCAACCAGGCGCGCGCCGCTGGGTTGCGTACTGAAACCCGTGCAGGCGACGTGCGCAACAATTTAACAATCAAATACGGCGCGACCAGCAGCAGCGAACAATCAGCCAGTGACGCCACTTCAATTTTGACTTATGGCACACTTTCCCAAATCATCACAACAACACTTCACAATTCAGCTGACGCAACCACCCAGGCAAATTTTTATTTGGCACTTCGAAAAGACCCGCAGCCAATTTTTAGCGAAATTACTTATGACCTGACCAATCCTGAAGTGGACAATTCTGACCGTGACAATCTAATCGGCGTGTTCATGGGCATGCCCGTGGCGATCAATGACCTACCTTCAAACATGGGGTCGATCTTTCAAGGTTTCGTCGAAGGCTGGACATTCCGTGCTGGTTACAACACCCTTTCGGTTTCACTTAATCTTTCGCCCGTTGCTTATTCATTGCAGGCGTTGCAATGGGACGAAATCGCAAACACATTCACATGGTCAAGCGTGTCGCCGACACTTGACTGGGCGCGTGCAACAATTGTCACCTAAGAAGGAGAAAACATGACGAACCCTACGACCCCGTTTTCCTGGCAAATGCCAACGTCGAGTGATTTGGTCACAGACTTGCCAGCGGATTTTGAAACATTTGGTCAAGCCGTTGCGACTTCAATGGCTGATTTGCTTGGTGGAACAACTGGTCAAATTCTTGCAAAAGCGTCAAACACTGACATGGACTTCACATGGATCACAAATGACGTCGGTGACATAACTGCGGTGACCGCTGGCACTGGACTTTCAGGCGGTGGCACTTCGGGCGCGGTCACATTGTCAATTGATACTGCCACAACTGTTGATCTAACAACGGCACAAACATTGACAAACAAAACGTTGACATCACCAGTTTTAACAACACCTTCAATTTCAAACATTGACGCAAAAGGCGATTTGCTGGCAGGTACTGCCGACAACACAATTGGACGTTTGGCAGTAGGAACAAATGGTCAGGTTTTGACGGCTGACTCAACTGCTTCAACTGGTATGAAATGGGCAGCGGCATCTGGTGGCGGTGGCATGACTCTTATCAGCACAACAACACTTTCAGGTGCAAGCACGACAATTTCAGTTGCGTCCAACAGTTATAAAAATCTTGTCATGTGGGCTGAAAGTATCGACACATCTGGGGACGTCGACGTTTTTTTCCAGTTAAATGGTGAAACTGGTGCAACTGCTTATGTTCCAGTAGTTCAAGGAAGCAATGCCAATAATGCATACAATTATTACACCGCAACTAATGGTGTTTATCTTAATCAGCCTGGTTTAGAAGGTTTTGGAACAGGCAGCGACAATTCGTCAGACATCACGATTTATAACGCCAATTCAACAATTCGCAAGGTTGTAAATGCCCAGGTTGGTGCATTGGTTACGCCAAGCAATAGAGTTGTACCAATCCGAAATACTTGTACAGTAGGTTCAAGCGCAGTTATTTCCAGCATTGTTTGGAAAGTTGCGTCAGGTACATTCAGCGGTGGAACAATCAAACTATACGGAGTGTCATAATGCCAAAGCCAACAGTCAGAATCCACAACACCGAAACCAATGAAGTCATTGATCGTGAAATGACTGAAGCGGAATACGAAATTTATTTGCAAGAACAAGCAATTGCCGCGCAAAATAAACAAGATTATTTGGACAAAGTAGCCGCACGCGAAGCCGTTGAAACAAAACTTGCAGCACTTGGTTTGACAACTGACGACTTGAAGGCGTTGGGGTTGTGAGTATCTACCCGCAGGGAACAAACGCACGTCTGATCGAAGTCGCCGCAGCTGAAGTCGGCACAATTGAAGAAGGCGACAACCTGACCAAATACGGCAAATTCACAAAGGCTGACGGGTTGCCCTGGTGTGGCAGTTTCGTCAATTGGTGTGCAGCCCAGGCAGGCGTCAAGATTCATTCAGTCGTGTCAACGGCAATCGGGGCACATAAATTCAAAGAGATTCAACGCTGGTCAGGCATGCCGCAGTTGGGATACTTGGCATTCATGGATTTTCCACATGACGGCGTTGATCGAATTTCACACATTGGCATTGTCGTCGGCTTAATTGACACAAAGACATGTTTGACGATCGAAGGCAACACCAGCGGAACAGGCGACCAGCGCAATGGCGGCATGGTCATGGTGAAGGTTCGGTCATACGGTGAAGGCAAGGAAATTGTAGGTTTTGGAATTCCAAAATTTGTTCCTTACAAGGGCGAATTTCCAATTGTTGAAATGCCGAAGTCGGCAGCAAAACCAACAAAGGAGAAAAAATGGACAAAAGCAAAGCAATAGTCGCGTCATGGGCGCGATCATTTATGGCGGCAGCACTTGCCCTATACATGGCGGGTGTTACTGACCCAAAAACCCTTGCAATGGGTGGGGTTGCAGCCGTTGCACCAGTGATTTTGCGCTGGTTAAATCCCAACGACAAAGCCTTCGGTTCTACGGGGAAGTGAACCGCAGATTCGCGGCGGCAGGGTTGGTTTGGGCACTTGCACTAACCCTGACCGCTTGCGGATACCAGGGGTGGACACGTTATGAATGCCAAGAATTCGACAACTGGACAAAAGCGGAATGCCAAAAGCCGCAGTGCGTCCCTACTGGAACATGCACTGACGACATCATTGGAAAAGTCATACAACAAACCAGCCCGTCGCAAAACCCCTGAAGAAGTCCACGCGCAGCTGATTTTGATAATTGGCACAACGCTGGCAATGGTTTTTTTGATCGTCACCATTGGAATCACTTATGCGCTGATTTTCGTGACGCAACCGATCGGGGCGCAAGCACCCAATGACGCGGCATTCATTGATCTTTTGAAAACCCTGGCAATTTTCCTGACTGGTTCGCTGGGCGGGGTACTTGCTGGCAATGGGCTGAAATCCAAGCCGAAGCCAATCGACACGCCGACACACACGCAAGGTTCTTGACCGCGCGCCGTTCATGCGTCACCCTGAGTTCAGGTGGTAGCCCTACCGCCTAGAATCGGGAGAATTCAAAAATGGTACTTGATCTACTTGACCCGCAAACGCTGGGTCGCTTGGTGGGCGTGATCTGCTTGATGATCATGGCAGCCGCTGCGGGATACGCAAAAGGCTTCAAAGAAGGCAAGCGCGAAGGCATGGCACGACGTAAGGCAATGGTTCGCCACATGGCAAATAAGGCGGTCAAATAATGGCTGGCTTTCTAGACAACTACGAGGACGTAGCGGCACGAATCAAGCGTTTTTGGGAAACACACCCGTCAGGGCGCATTGAAAACCACATTGTCGAATTCAATGCTGAAAAGGGTTTTATTCTAGTTCAGACCCAAATCTTCAAAGAGTACGAGGATGAAAAGCCGTCGGCGATCGATTATGCCTTCGGCAACGTGGCAACGTACAACGTCCAAATGAAAAAATTCTTTTGCGAAGATACGGTCACAAGCAGCATTGGACGCGCCATTGGGTTGTTACTTGGTACGGACAAACGCCCAACCCGTCAGGACATGGAAAAGGTTGAAACGATCAGCACGGCAGTTGCCAAATCTACGGCTGACGATTATGACCCGTGGGCTAAGAAATTTGGTGACGTTCCTAGTTTCAAAACCGCAGGCGAAGCCGAATTGGCTGGCACACCGTCGTTTGGTTCATCAGCTGACGGCGTGACATTGCGTGACGCCATTGCTGAGATCGACGGGCAATTGGGCGGTCAACTGGTCGAAGAAGCACCAAAATGCAATCACGGTCACCGCGTTTGGAAAACTGGAAAGAAGAAAAACGGCGACGACTGGGCTGGGTATTTCTGCCCTGAACGCGAAAAGGCAAATCAATGTCAACCCCAGTGGTACATGTTTGGGTCAAATGGAAAGTGGCGCGCACAATGAGTGATTATTCAGAAATCATTTATCCGCAATCAATGACCGCCAAACTGCTGCTGAACGGTGAAGTGGTTGACGAATACAAAATCGAACAATGCGACAAATGTTCAATGCTGACACGGCTTGACCCGTTTGGGTATCAAAAGCAATACGGCGGCGAAAAGGTCATTTGGTTTTGCAAGGGTTGCCGATAATGAAAATGCAATTGACGCAGCAGGAAGAAGTCATTTGCATGTTGGCAGCAGTTAAATTCGTATCTGAAAACAACAAATTTAGTGACAACCCACAACGCCACCAAAAAGATTTGGGAACGTTTGAATACCTGGTCGAATCTGCTGAATCAATTGGCAGTGAATGGGTGGTTGCCAAATACTTCAATTTGCCGTTTGACCCGTACGAACAAAAGCGCAAGGTCAAGGCAGATGTAGGCAATGCGATCGAAGTCAGGTGGACGAAGTACGTCACGGGGCAGCTGATAATTCACGAATACGATCGACCCAATGACATTGCGGTTTTGGTTACAGGTCAATCACCGCACTATTTCATTGCTGGTTGGA